GGCCTATAGGCTTGTGAAGAATGAACTTATCAGGAGGTGGAATTCTGTAATTGACACCATGGAAAGTCTTGCACCACTTAAGGCAAACTTTATTGAAAAGGCTGAGAATTGTGAAGCCCACAATAAGGAATATGTCAAGAGGATTACTGGTGACACTTTTTAATTGTTAAACAAATTTTGTAGTCCCTAACAATTTTTGTTGGGGACTTTTTCTTTTTGGCATGATTTTTGATACAATATAAACAAAATAATAATTTATATGGAACAAACAAAAAGAAGAAGAAAGCCTTCCAAGGTTATGGAAGAACTGAAAAAGAAATGGGAGGAAAATCCAATTGTTGAAAGATTGGAAGATGACCCTAAACCTAATATAACTACAATTGACCACATTAAAGAACTTCAGGAAATTCTAGTTCAAACATGCATTGATTATATCAATAAAAATAATTTGACTGACATTTATAAAGTTATTTTCAATGCTGATAGTTTGGAAGAATCCTCTAGGTTTGGTGAATGGCAACCTTGTACTGATTCATATATTAGGGTTGAGGGTATTTGCCATGAAAATTATAAAAGGGAAAATGGTGAAATCTTTAAAATGCCATATAGATATGACATTGGAGAATATATGTAAAAAATAAATTAATATGTTTTTTGATAAACCAAAACTAAGTGAACCAAATGAAATGGGATTTCAGTTTGGTATTAATCAGTCACTGACTGAATATGCACATAAGGAACAACTTAATTGGGGTAATACTTTACCTCCAGTAGAAATTACTGTTCTTGAAGTATGGAAAGATGACAACCATATTTCAAATTTGCTTGTTGATGAAAAAACAAATTCACCATTGCAGGAATGTAATGGATTTGAAGCAACTGCTTGTGCTATTGATAAATATAAACTAATTGCTAAATCAAATGATTGACAATTCTAAGGAATACATTTTATCTGCTGCTATTTGGTATAAAGACAATACTGAATCACTTAAAGGTATGATTGCACAAAATATTGATTCTGGTGTTGTGATTGGACAATGGAGGCATGGTAATTGCATTAATGTCAGGGCAACAAATCCTATATGGAATGCAAAGAAACTTGCTGAAAGGCATGGAAAGGACCCAATGGTTATTAAAAAATATGAAGACACATTAGCATATTTTGATGAAGTTGATGGGTTTTTAACTTCTAATGGTAGATTTGTTGATAGATGGCAAGCAGCAGAATTGGCACTATTATGTGGGCAAATTGATGAAAAAAGAGCCTTAAATAATAGTTGGAATGGTGATGAAGAATACATGAAAGACTTTCAAAATCAGGAACCTCATTGGAGAGGTGGTGATGAAAGAAACAAATGTAAATATAGAATGATATATTCTGAAGATTTATATTAATTATGTGGAAATTTGAAGTTAGTTGGGAAACAGCAGAAAATGGTTATTGGGAACAAACATTTTATTATGTTTATTCTCATACTAAAATTGTTGCCAAAATCAAAAGGTTTTTCTATAAGATATTTAATTTTAAGAATAACTATATTGGAATTGTATTTAAAGTTTAATTATTTATGCCCAGAAAGAAAACTATATATCTTGGTGTTGAGTTTTATGAACCTGACACCTTACACAAAAATAACTTACCTGTAATTAATTTTATCTGTGAGGATAAAAAACTTGAACAATCCTTCCTTGAAAATTGTAAACCTCATTTTTTTGAAGATGCTAATAATAAAAAACAACTTGAATATATACTGAAAAACTATACAAAAAATCCAATGCAATTTCTTGATGGTTATATGTTGTTTTTGGATGAAATTAGCCTTTCTGGGAAGGTTAAAAGTTCTGAGCAGTATCTTTATCATCTATTGGATTATAATGGCCTAAAAACAGGCTATTTTGGCTTTGATGATATTATTAAAGAAATAACCAAAAGGGTAAGGAATAAGCATGTAAAAATTTTATATGATGGTGAAATTGAAACTTGTTTATATGATGAAAATGATTTTGCCAATATATTGACAAGAATGACAATAGAAACCCATAATGTCAGCATTAGTGCAATTAAAAACAATGGGGATGAGGATAGTTTGATAAACATTACACCATTGAAGGTTTTAATTTAACAAACTATTTATATATTAAAATACACTACTATGGAAAATATTATAGAATCATATAAATATAAAGCAAATCTTATTAGAAGATATGCTGATTTTGTTGAAAAAGCAGGTGTTGATTTCAATAGTCTTCTTACTGAGATAAATAAAGAATTAAATAATAATGGATTTGACATTGTATCAAATAATGTTGAAATTACTGATGATGGTTACATCAGTAATACAATTCAAATAAATGATATTTCACAAATGGAAATTCCAGAGGAATATGAAGAGGAAAATGTCATTGATTCAGTAAATAATATGTTATATGACATTGCAAGAAGTGTTGAAACAAGTTATTATAATCCTGCAAAAAGATATTTAAGTTCAATTGAAATTGAAGCAACCTCAACAAATTCAATTGTTGTTATCATTACACCTTTTGATGAATATAACACTGAAGAAATGGATTATTTTGACAAATAAAGAAAAAAAGCCATAGATTTGTTTCTATGGCTTTTATTGTTATTTAAACTTCTTTCTTTTCAGGGAATTTAAATCTTCTTGAACAATATCCTACTTCCATTGTTGTTCCTTTTGGCACAACAGTGCAACTTGGGTTGGAATAAACCCCTCTATATGTTGGCATTCCAAATTCTTCAATTCCAATATATTTTGGTTTAAATGGAACATCATTCACATTATCATAAAATTGTTCATCATAATAGATGCAAGCATCATGTTCATCCAATAACTGCTGCAATTGTTCCAAAGTCATTTCGTCATGACCACCTCTATACCATGACATGCCAATACCTTTAACCCTACTGTCAACCCAAACATGTTTTGGCCTGTAGTTTTCATCAATTTCTTTTAATATATTCTTAATGCTTTCAGAAACAATTTCTCTGATTTTTCCCTCATCTAAATTAATCTTTGCCATATATATGTAAAATTAAATATTATTTTAAGCATCTTGAACTGTCCAATTATATGGAATACCATTATTTCCTGTTGTCCATGATGACATTGATGCTGCTTTGATAAATGTACCTGATGATGTAACATATCTTACCCAATTATATGTACAATTAGATGTTGATATATTTGTTGCAAGACATTTAATATAATTCAAATTACTACAACCTTGGAACATACTTTGATAACAATTTGATATCAATGTTGGTGCAGGTAAATCTGGGGCTGTTGTTAATACAGTACATCCACTAAACATACCAAAGTAGCAACCTTCTGTTAATTCAGTTGCAGGTAATAAATTAGAAGGTAATGATGTTAAACTTCTACAATTCCAAAACATCCTCTGATAACAATATTCTCCACCAGATAAACTTGTAGCAGGTAATAAATTAGATGGTACTGAGGTTAATCCTGAACAATAAATAAACATTTCACTATAACAATGTGGTGCTAAGGTAGTGGCAGGTAATAAAGTAGATGGTATTGATGTTAAACCACTACAACCACAAAACATACTAGCATAACAAACATCTGCTAATGTAGTAGCAGGTAATAAATCAGATGGAATGCTTTCCAAACCAGCACAATGAACAAACATCCTACTATAACAATGTGGTGCTAAGGTGGTGGCTGGTAAGAAACCTGATGGTATTGATGTTAAACCACTACAACCACAAAACATACTTGTATATGCACTTGCAGCCATTGTTGTTGCAGGTAATAAAGTAGATGGCAATGTAGTTAAACTATAACAACCAGCAAACATATTATCATAACAACCATTTGCTAAAATAGTGGCAGGTAATAAATCAGATGGTATTGATGTTAAACCATAACAACTCCAAAACATACTATTATAACAATATGGTGCTAAGGTGGTGGCTGGTAAGAAACCTGATGGTATTGATGTTAAACCAGAACAACTCCAAAACATTTCACTATAACAATATGGTGCTAATGTGGTGGCTGGTAACAAATTAGATGGTATTGATGTTAAACCATAACAATCATAAAACATCATATTATAACATTTCTCTGCTAATGTAGTAGCAGGTAATAAATCAGATGGTATTGATGTTAAGCCATCACATCTTCCAAACATACTATTATAACAATATGGTGCTAAGGTGGTGGCAGGTAATAAATTAGATGGTATTGATGTTAAGCCAGTACAACTACTAAACATACATGTATATGCACTTGCAGCCATTGTTGTTGCAGGTAATAAAGTAGATGGCAATGTAGTTAAACTATAACAACCAGCAAACATATATTGATAACAAGCAGGGGTTAATGTTGTTGCAGGTAATAAATTAGATGGCAATGTTGTTAAACCATAACAATCACTAAACATATTATCATAACAATTATCTGCCAATATAGTTGCTGGTAATTCAGGTACACCTGTTAAACCAGTACAAGCATAAAACATATATGTATATGCACTTGCAGCCATTGTTGTTGCAGGTAATAAATTAGATGGCAATGTTGTTAAAGCATAACATTCACTAAACATCATACAATAGCATTGTTGTGCTAATGTTGTGGCTGGTAATTCAGGTACAGTAGTTAAACCATAACAACCAAGAAACATACCAATATAACAACTATCTGCTAAAGTTGTAGCAGGTAACACTAAATAAGTTGCATCAATTAAAGTTCTACAATCCCTAAACAAATATCCAAAATTAATACTACTATTTGTTGGAAATTCTTTTAATGTTGAATAATTAGCACTACTTATCAAACTCATAATGTTACCAAGCACTTTAAATTGACAGGTTGTGCCAGAAAATGTTGAATATTTTGCATTAGCACTATCTATAGCATAACTATTATTATCACCTCTAAATTGTACAGTATCACCAGAAACAACTGATATACTTGGTGCTGTGTTTCCTGTGGCACTAGTAATGCTTATCCATGTACCACCATTCTTACTATATTGTATTGACCTTGTACCACCTGTATTAGATGCTTTCCATCTAACAATCCCATCACTACAAACAATAAATGTTAATGGCATATTTGGGTCTGCAAGATTTTTATTATAATTTACACCATCATCTTCAACAGTCCATGAAACAAATGGTTTTCCAAAACCATATTTTTCTTCTTCATATTCATCAACTGTTTCAAATTTATGCAAATAATTAATATAATTTTCAGGAGTTATGTTATCTGAATATTTTCCCATATTTTAATATATCTAAATTACAATTATTCTATATATTAAATAGTTTGTAAACCAACAAAAAAGAGATAAGGGGATAAAAATATCCCCTTATTTTGAATCATTAGCAGGAAAAGGCACTCAGTAACTAAAAAATATATGCTCACTTTCAAGATGATTCAATAATATATATTATAATTGTTTGAAAAAAACAAAATATTTTTATATATTTGTATAAAAAAGATAAAATGATAGATAAGCAAGACAACAGATTCAAAAGCATATTAAAAGACAATTTACCATCAGATGAACAAGTTAGAATATGTGATTTCATAGCACATGGAATTGGTAATGCTTCCATTGAATCAAGAGCTGGTAGTGGAAAATCAAAGACAATTGAACTTGGAACACTTTTTGTTCCTGAGGACAAATCTGTTCTTGTTCTTTCATATAATGTGCATATTGCTGAAAATTTAAGAGAAAGATTTAAGGAAAGAAAGCAACACATTGATGTAATGACATATCATAGTCTTGGGTTAAAGATTTTGCAAGCAAAATATAAGAATATTGTTGTTAATGACAACAAATATAGGGATTATATTCATCAGCATTTACATGAGTTCAATAATGAATTTGATAATTTTTCAAATGCTGACAAGGCAAGATATATGAGAAATATTGAAAAATTATTGGATTATTCCAGATTTAATTTAATGCAATCCATTAAGGAAATCAATAAGATGGTTATTAAATATGGTGTAAATATTTTTTCCAATGAATGTGAAGCAGTAAGAAAAATCATGAAATGGGGAAGCACAAATATTAATGAAATAGATTATACTGATATGATTTGGCTTCCATATGAACTTGGAATTGTTGGTGGTATAAAATGGTTATCTTATGATGTCATTTTTGTAGATGAAGCACAGGATTCATCACCAGCACAACAAAATTTAATTAATATTTGCATGAAAAGAAACACAAGGTTTTTAATTTTTGGTGATTCATTTCAAACAATTAATGCATGGTGTGGTTCTGATGAAGATGCATTTAAAACATTTAATAAAAAACCAAATATTAAGCAATTTAAATTAAATATAACATATAGATGTGCAAAAAAAATTGCAGAAAGAGCAAGAGAAATAGTTAATGATTTTGTTCCATCAGAGTCTGCAATTGAAGGTGAAATCAATTATAATGTTGGCTTTGACAATATTAAAAATGGTGATATGATTTTATGTAGATTAACATCACCATTGGTTAAATTGTATATACAATTGATTAACCAAAATAAACAAGTTTATGTCAAAGGATATGACTTTGCAAATAATTTAATTAGTTTATTAAATAATTTCCAAACAAATGATATTGATGAAATTAGATTGGGTTTGGAAAAAAATTTAATTAAATGCTGGGAAAATTGTGCAGAAATTTATCATACTGACCTAAAAAGTGTTGTTGGTGAATCAGATGTTATGATTGCATATGATGAACTATTGACATTTAATTCATTGGCTGAAAATATTAAAGATAAAACAGCACTTATTAACAGAATTAATGAACTGTTTATTGAACATAAGGTTGATGAAAATAATGCAATACAATTAACAACTGTTCATAGAGCAAAAGGCTTGGAATCTGATAATGTGTATATCCTATGCCCTTCCTTGATGCCAAATAAAATGGCAACAAAACAATGGGAAATTAATGCTGAACAAAATATTTTATATGTTGCAATAACAAGAGCAAAAAAATCTCTTAACTTTATAAGTGAAAAACTATTCCCACCTGAAAAATCTTATTCAGGTGTTGAAGATTTATATAATGAATTTTTGAAAATAAAAGAACATTGCCATGAATCATAAAAAAATAACTCTATCACCAGATACATTGTATAAAACTTTTAAGTTTATATCTGATACTAAAACAGAAGTATGTAGTGGATATAAAACCAATAACCCACCATTTAATTCTTATGTTAATGATGAATCAGTTAATACTGGTGATAGAACATTGAAATTTTATTTAATGAAAATGACTACCCCTTATATGGCAGACAACCCTGTCTTTTTTCAAATTGATAATATGTTTGATGATGGCAATAAAATTTAATCAATGTACCTTACAGCAACCAATTCAGGTATGTGCTTTTTCTTGCTGGAATCTTTCTCAATAACTACATTCTTTACTTTCTTTATTGTGGAAAAATTAATTACCTTTCTTGGTTTAATCTCCCTCAGTAACTCTAAAGAAGTATCTGATTTTGTGCTCTCTGTATTATCTTGACCTTCCTCTGCATTTTCTTCAATTGTTGTTGTTACAGGTAATAATATTGCAAATGGCTTCCTGTTGAACTTTTCAAAACCAAAACCTGCTATAATGTAACACTCATTAGAAAAATTTTCCTTGTTGACCTCCTTTCCAATAAAGGTAACAATGTCATTCATTTTGAATTCTTCATTCTTGTTCTTAAATACTCCCATATTATTATATCTACTTTTTATATTAAAATACATATATTAAATATTATTGTCAATTTTTTTTATTTAATTGCATGGAGAATAGTTGATGTTTAAAAAATTAAATATTTTAATAATAAAAAAAAAAATGGCCATGAATTTTTAACTCATGGCTATTTTTATTATTTTATAATGTTAACTTATAAATTCTCTTCTTCACCACTTTCAATGTTTAAAATTTTACTAAAATAATTATAAGCACTTATACCATTAGTAAATACATTATCACCAAAAATAATTACCCAACCAGCATCAACTTCTGAAGGCTCAGAACTTTCAGATTCACTTATCATTACTACACCATCTGAAGAAATACCCCCCATATAATTACTATCATTATCTACTAAATAAAGTAGAATAAAATTATTACTTACAGTAAGTCCAACAATTTTTAATAAATAATCATTATTATTTAAAGTACATTTTAACATACCATAATAAGATGTTAAGCCAGCAGATGAGTTTGATGAACTAGCTTCTCTCAAAGGACCACTACCACCACCACTACTATTATTATCACCATAGTTATTAAAATCACTAACATCAACAACTTGATTTTCAATAGATGCTTTACTATAGCCTAACAATACTGGACCATTTTCATTTCCTTGTATACTATAAGTTCCTTTATCATTACTAAGGTCCAATGAATTACCATTTGCATCAAAACCATTAAAGGTATATACATATACTGGTTCATTATCACCATAACTTGAATATTCTCTTTCACTTGGTGTAAAACCACTTAAGATTATATCAACATTTGCCATATTTTATATATTTTTATATTTTATTTTCTTTATTCAACTGGGCCTTCTGAACTTGTACCACCCTGCATTAATATAATAAAATCAGTTAAATCTTTTCCTAAAAATGTTCCAATGTAAAGTGAAGAATCTTCAGCCATATTACTACATGGAATTACAAATAAATAATTTCCTGCAACAGCTGGTACAAATTCACTAGAATTTTGTGTAGAAAAACTATATTCATCATTTTCACCAACTAAAATTAATGAAGGATATGTACCACCTGTATCAATTAATTTATCAACAAATTGTGTACCACCACTATAATAAATCAAACCTGAATATTTTGTTTGTTGATTGGTTACATTATTGGTACTGCTCTTTGGTGCTTCTTCTTCTTGTTCATTACTACCAAATAACATGTTATTAAACCCAAGTCCATATATATTACCATCAGGTAATTTAATTTTATTATATCCTGTAAGTTTTGTTAGTCCACTTGGAATGTTATCATAATTTGAAACATCTAACATTCCTTTGCCAACACTGACATCATAACATTGAAGATTCTCATCAACACCATTGAATGTGTAACACCATACTAAATTTTCACTATTACCTGAATAAAATACTGGTGTACCTCCACTTAATAAATAATCTTGTGCTGTCATTAATATATTTATATTTTTTTACTTTCTTATTTTCTTATAAATAGTTATAAATAATAAAAAAAATAGAACCAGATTCATATTATTTTAAAACTGATTCTATTCTAATTACTCCCACCAATATCTTTTAAAATGCTAATGGCTAACCATGAAAGTCCTTTGGTTGTTAGGACTAATGCAAATATAATTTTTTTTAATTAATTATTAACTTGCATCTTGAACAGTCCAATTATTTGGAATACCATTATCACCTGTTTTTGATGACCAATCTGTAGAAGCTGGTTTAACAAATGTACCAGTACTAGCCACACCAGATACCCAATTTTTTGTACAGTCAGTTGCTGAAATATTAGTTGCTAAACATTTAATATAATTTAAACTACTACAACCACTAAACATTTGATAATAGCAATATTGTGCTAATGTAGTAGCTGGTAATGTAGGTGCTGTTGTTAAACTAGTACAACCTTGGAACATATTCATATAACATTGTTTTGTTAATGTGGTTGCAGGTAATTCTGGTGCTTGTACTAAGTTTGTACAACCTTGAAACATATATTCATAACAATAACTTACTAATGTTGTTGCTGGTAATGCAGGTGCTGTTGTTAAACTAGTACAACCATAAAACATAAATTGATAACAATAATATTCTAATGTTGTTGCTGGTAACTCTGGTGCTGTTGTTAAACTATTACAATTATAAAACATACCAGAATAACAACTTTCTGTTAATGCTGATGCTGGTAACTCTGGTGCTGTTGTTAAACTAGTACAACCATAAAACATATCTGAATAACAGTTACTTGCTAATTTAGTTGCTGGTAAAAGTAAATTACTTGCATCTGTTAAACCAGTGCAATTTCTAAACAAATAACCAAATGTATATGCACTTTCTAATGTTGTTAAATCACTAAAATCAGTTGAGTTAATTAAACTCATTACATTACCTTTAATACTAAATTGTGCAGTATTTCCACTAAAACAACTATAATAAGAACCACTTGTACCATATGCTGTATTGTCACCCCTAAATTGAACAGTATCACCACTTTCTACAGAAATGCTTGGTGCTGTATCTCCTGTTGCACTTGTAATACTTGTCCATGTTTGTCCATTGTCTTTACTATATTCTATGGTTCTTGTAACACCTGTATTTGTTGATTTCCATATAATATTACCATCACTTTGAATTTCAAATGTTAATGGTACAAACTTAAGTCTTTCTCTTTCCTTTTCTTCTTCAGTTTTGTTATAGTCACTTCTATCAATATCTTCAGTTTGTGTTTTATTTTGTTTTGTAAAACTAAGCCAAGGTTCATAATATTTTTCAACTGACCTCATTTCATCAAAATCATTTTCATTGTTAAAATAATGTATATACTTACTCATAGTTTAATATAGATTTTTATACAAATATAAATATTAACAAATGATGAAAAAATACATATAACTTTCGGATTATCAATGATTTATGTTGATTTGAGAATATCAATAATTAATAGTAAATATATAAAATACAATTTGTTAATCATGAAAATTATTTATATATTTGCAAAAAGAAAATATTGCATGACAGAAGAAGAAATGAGATTTACAGCAGCAGTTAATGCAATGCAGGGAATATTAGAGAGTGGAAAACTTGGCACAATATTAGAGGCATCACCTGATATTGTTGCCAGAATGGCAATTAGGATGGGAGATGCATTAATAAAACAATTAAATTCAACCAAAAATGACAACAAAGATTAAAATAGATGAAAAAAGATTAGGTAAAATGGTTAAAAAAATAGTTGAAGAAGTTTTATTTAATACATTACCTAAACATGATGCTGCTGGAAATATGTATACCACTATGTTGGAAAGAAAACCTTATTTAATAAAAGAAGGCTTAATATCTACATATCCAATTAAAAATGTTATTTTTGCATTAAAATCATTATTTAATTTATATGATGGTTCTGATTTAACAGAAAAAAACAAAATATTATTTTATTTGGATAAACAACAATATTATCATGATTATAATGGTATAATATTTTATAACAAATATAGCCAAAATAATACTGAAAGAATAGAAATAAATGTAAATGAAAATGATTTCAACCAAAATGATTTTGACAAATATTTGTTAAAGTATGGTTGGTTCTGTGGCATTTATGAAAAGTTAAATGGGTATAATAATCTTATTAGATTAATATATGAAAAAAAATTTGATGTTGATGTAACTGAAGAGGTCATAAAAAATAAATACCTATATCATATTTGCCCAAACATATATTTAAATAAAATAAACAAATATGGGCTTAAGCCAAAATTTTCATCATGGAATCAATATTCAAATCCTGAAAGAGTATATTTTTTCATGAAAGAACTAACAAATAAAGAATTTGTTTTATGGGTCAATGAGTTTAATGCTGAAAAAGAATTCAATTACCAAAAAAATGATGGATGGTCATTGTTGAAAATTGATGTTTCAAAAGCAACAAATAATCCAAAATTTTATTTTGACCCAAGAATGAAAAATGGTGTCTATACAATGGACACAATATCACCAGAAAATATTGAAATAATTGATTATATTTCAAAAGAAAATATGTTTGACATTTTCAAATAACAATTCACTAATACAAAAAAAATATGCCATTAAGGAATGAGGATAAATATAAGATAAAGGTTGATGGTGAACCATTGGAGGTAACTAAAATCAGAGAAAAGATTTTGGATACTTTTAATGAATTGGTTTTTATTGAAGAAGGACATAAATATTTTTTACATGACAAGGAATTAATTTCAGTTTCAGCATTTGTATCACAATTTCATGAGGAATTTGATAGTGAACTGAAAGCAAAAGCATATGCAGAAAAAAATGGTGAAACACCTGAATATTGGCTTAATGAATGGAAATTCAAGAATCTTAAAGCAACTGTAACAGGAACACAGGTTCATGCATATGGTGAATCATTATCATGGCTAAAAATGGGTCATCCTGAAAATATAACAGAAGATAATAAATACAAATATATTCCTGAAAAAAAATGGTTAATACCAACAAGACCAAAAGAGGAAGCAGCCCTTAAATTTTGGAATGAATTCCCTGAAAACTTATGGGTTGTATTGCCTGAAACAAAAGTATATACAAGTGCAAATCCAAAAATTCAATATAGTAAAAACTTTGCTGGAACATTTGATTTATTATGTTATTATAAACATCCAACAAATGATGAAAAAAGTGGCTTAATCATAATGGACTGGAAAACAAATAAAGATTTATATAATGAATTCTCCAAATCACATAATAAAATGATGTATTATCCATTTGATGATATATATGATGAAGATTATGGACATTATATAATTCAATTGAATGCATATCAAACTTGTCTTGAAGATATTGGCCTTAAAGTTATTGGAAGAAGAATTATTTGGCTAAAAGATGATGGGTCATATGAACTTGTTCCAGTAAAAAATATAACAGATAAAATAAGAAAAATAATATTATAAAAAAATATTGAAACTATGAATGATAAAGACAAATTGCTAATCAAAAGAATGAACTCAAATGTAACTAAAAGAGAAATTCCAATTAAACTTATCTCAACTAAAAACCAAGTAACAAAAAAACCAAATGAAAATAAAATTGACCAAACTTTAGTTGATAAAATGAATGCAACTCTTAATAATAAGAAGCAAGAAATTAAAACAACTAAAAATGGCACAAAAGTTATCCAAAATGGTGATAAACTGTTCAGTGAAAATGGGAAAAATATTACTGGCCTTAAAAATGTAAAGGAATCAGTCTATGATACAACCTCAACATCTGCTTTTGGAACACCATTAAATTTTGTCTCTAATACAACTACAACAACCAGTTTACCAAAAGAGAATTTGGATAATTGCACTAATCATTATTATTTGGAATTTGTTGACCTTGATTTCCCAACACCTAATGACATCATATCATTTAAGATTACCAATGATGTGGTAAGATTATATATTAACCCAAATACTTATGGTTTTTGTAATGTATTTGAATTGTTCCCATTAAATGAAGATATTAAATGCCCTTTGATTTTGCATCAATGTAATGGACAAGGTAAACCATTTAGTAAGATTTGTCTGACAAAAATGTTTAGGGTTGAAAAAAGATGTATCAAATCAGATGAAAATAATGATGTAAAAATAAGACTTAAATTAAGATTTGTTGATAATGAAACCAGATAAGAAATATATTGTTGTTAAAGATATTCCATTAAAAGAAGGTGATGCAATTAAAGTAAATACTGACATCTATAGAATTCATGGAAATTATTATATGGATGGTGGTCTACTACCTGAAGCATATCAACTTGATTTTGATAAACTTATTGAACATGAGGAAAAAAATGGATGGAAATATATTAGACCAAATAACCCTGTTGTTGGAAAACAAATAATCTAATAACAAAAGGCTCAGATTTACCTCTGAGCCTTTATCTTTAATATATACTTTTTTTATGCATCTTGAACAGTCCAATTGGTTGGAATACCATCAGTACCTGTTGTCCATGATGTCATTGATGGGTCTTTTACAAATGTACCAGATGATGCCACACCACTTACCCAACCTAATGTACATTGAGATGCAGAAATATCTGTTGCCAAACATTTAATAGAATTTAAATTAGTACTGCCATTAAACATACCTGCATAACAACTATTTGCTAATGTAGTTGCTGGTAATTCTGGGGCATTAACAATACTTGTACAATTTTTAAACATTTCAACATAACAACTATTTGCTAATGTTGTTGCAGGTAATGCAGGTGCTTGTGTTAAACTAGTACAACCGTGGAACATCCTATTATAACAATAATTTGCTAATGTCTCAGCAGGTAATTCAGGTGCATTAACAAGACTTGTACAACCTCTAAACATATTTTGATAACAACCTCCTGCTAAAGTTGTTGCTGGTAATTCAGGTGCATTAACAAGACTTGTACAACCATCAAACATATAAGCATAACAACTACTAGCTAATGTAGTTGCTGGTAAATAATTTGAAGGTACTCCTGTTAAACTAGTACAACCTTGAAACATATTTCCACAGCAATATGTTGTTAATATTTTTGCTGGTAATTCTGGTACATTAAGAAGACTTGTACAACTCCAAAACATACTTTGATAACAATAATTTTCTAATGCAGTAGCAGGTAATTCTGGTGCTGTTGTTAAACTAGTACAAGTACTAAACATTGAGGTACAAGCAGAACCTGGCATTACTGTAGTTGCAGATGTACCAATGCTACTTGGTCCTTGTGTTAATCCACTACAACATCTAAACATACTATTATAACAACTTGGTGCTAATGTTTCTGCTGGTAATTCTGGTGCTGTTGTTAATCTACCACAACCTTCAAACATATTTGAATAACAACCATATGCTAATGTTTCTGCTGGTAAATAATTTGAAGGTACTCCTGTTAAACTAGTACAACCACTAAACATTTCTTTATAACAACTATTTACTAATGTTGTTGCAGGTAATGCAGGTACATTTATAAGTCTAGCACAACACTGGAACATTTCTTGATAACAACTATTTGCTAATGTGGTTGCTGGTAAAAATAATTCACAAGCATCTATTAAACCACTACAATATCTAAATAAGCCAGATAATGCATATGTATTAGATAATGTAGTTAAACCACTAAAATTGGTTGAATTGATTAAACTCATTATATTTCCTTTAATTTTACAGACACTGGTTGTATTAAAATAATTCCAAGATTTATTTGTTGTTGTATATGCAGCATTATTACCTCTAAATTGAACAGTATCACCTGATACAACTGATATACTTGGTGCTGAATTGCCTGTTGCACTTGTAATACTTGTCCATTCACCACCATTCTTACTATATTCTATAGTAATTGCAGGTGCACTTGTTGAATATCTTCTCCATTTAATATCACCATCCTCTTGAAATTCAAATGTTAATGGTTGTGTGAGAAGTTTTTTCTTTTCATCTTCTTCTTTTTCTTCTTCAGTTTTATTATAATTAACCCTTTCAATATCTTCAGTTAAACTCACCCAAGGTTCAAGATAATTGTCACCATGATAATCTGTATCAAATGCAGATTCATTTTCAAATAAATGTATATATTTTCCCATATTATTGTTATTTATTATTTTAATATAAATAGTAAATAATATAAGAAAATGTCTTGTAACTTTCGGATAATCAACATATTACATAATTTATAGTTTAACCTTCAAAATTAAAAACTTTATTTTCTGGAATGATTGAATCAGATTTTATATTGATTTTCTTTAATTTATATTTTCCAGTTTTTAATAATTCTGGTTCAAATAATTTATTTCCACTATCTGAAATATAAAGAATATAATAATGAAGATTATTATCCAAACAAACAAAGTCATATGATTTTTCCTTATTTGTTTTTTCACTATTTTCAATATGACCATGTATTGCCCTTATTAAATCACCATCCTCTCTACCAAGAAATTCAACAACCTCTTCCTTGTTTGAAAATTGTTTTATAAAACTTATATATGCCTTGTTCTTATAATATGGTATAACTAAATAATTCTCCATAAAACTTATCTTTATTATAAAATATATTGATTTTTTCCTTATTGGCAATATTAAATGGCATGATTCTTGTATGTTATTTCAATGTGATTTTTAAATTTTTATTTTTATGTATAATGTAATTACTCTCAACCCTGAGCAAGCAAATGATTTCATTAAAAAATATTTGCAAGACCATATTGAAATCATTGATTTCACAAAATATGATGAAGATGATATATATTTTGTAACTCTTCTTTCAGGAAAATTGTTTAATAAAAAAATTACATCTTGGCAATATAGACCAGGTTTTGGCCTTTGCTTTGGTGAACATGTCATGGAAGGTACAAATAAAAGATTTGACTTCTATCAGTTTGATTCTTCATTGCTTGCTAAAGCAAATGATGTTGTTTGGAAATATATCTGTAAATGGGAATCTATTAGCCCTGTTTAATTATTTAATAATTAAAATATGACAAAAGAAGAAAAGAAAAAACTATATCAACCTAAAAGATGGAATCTGTTTGAAAATGATAATTTCATTGACTCCTTCCCAAGCCACTCTGCTGCAAAAAAAGCAAAACACTTCAAAATAAAAGAAACATATAATGACTTTCTTGATATTACATATACAATTAAACCTCAATTGTAAATAAAATAATAAACCATGAGATTAATTTCCCATGGTTTATTTATTATTGTTAATTATTTTTCTAAATCTTAACTTGCATCAACTCTTGTCCATCCTGATGGAATACCAGATGTACCTGTTTTTGATGACCAATTAGTTGAAGCAGGACATTCAAATGTACCAGTACTTGCCACACCTTGTACCCAATTTATTGTACAACCATTTTCTGAAATATTAGTTGCAAGACATTTAATATAATTTAAACTACTACACCTTTGAAACATACATCTATAACAATCAACTACTAATGTAGTGGCAGGTAATTCTGGAGCATCAGTTAAGCCTGTACAATCTCTAAACATATAATAATAGCAAGTTTGTGCTAATGTAGTAGCAGGTAATGCAGGTGCAGTTGTGAGACTTGTACAATTACTAAACATACTTGCATAACAATAATTATCTAATGCAGTAGCAGGTAATTCTGGTGCATTTACTAAACTACTACAATTTTCAAACATATTTGAATAACAACTTTCTGCTAATGTAGTAGCAGGTAATGCAGGTGCTGTTGTTAAACTAGTACAACCTTTAAACATAAGTGCATAACAACTATGTGCTAATGTTGTTGCTGATAATTCTGGTGCTGTTGTTAAACTAGTACAACCTTGGAACATATTTGCATAACAACTACCTGCTAATGTTGTGGCAGGTAATACAGGTGCTGTTGTTAAATTAGTACATCCATAAAACATTTCAGAATAACAATAAGATGCTAAAGTAGTAGCAGGTAATGCAGGTGCTGTTGTTAAACTAGTACAACCAGCAAACATACTGTTATAACAACTTCCTGATAATGTAGTAGCTGGTAATTCTGGTGCTTGTATTAAACTAGTACAACCTTCAAACATACTATAGTAACAATAATTTGTTAATGTAGTTGCAGGTAAAAGTAATTCACTAGCATCTGTTAAACCAGTACAATCCTTGAACAAGTTATAAAAAGTATAATATTTATCTGACAAACTTGTTAAAGCAGCAAAATTTGTACTATTAATTAAACTCATTATATTACCTTTAACACTAAAACTACATGTGCTTCCACTAAAACAATTATAATAATAATTTGTACCATAACTTTCATAATAACCTCTAAATTGTATAGTGTTACCACTTTCTACAGAAATACTATTGCCATCTATAGAACTTGCTATTGATATCCATGTTTGCCCATTATCTTTACTATATTTTATGGTTCTTGTATCACTTGCCCTAGATGCTTTCCATCTAATATTACCATCACTCTGAATAACAAATGTCAATGGCTCCCTGTATTTCTTTTCAACCTCATAATTCACCTCATTGGTCTCCTTTGTTAAACTTACCCAATGATTTATATAATTGGTCTCCCTGTCATATTCATACTCTTCAACAGTGTCAAACCTCTTTATCTTATTGATATATTCCTCTTGTGTCATATCTCTTACTTTTTTTTGTTATTTATAACTACTATTATAAATAGTCTTTTCTTATTAAAAATAATAATTGTAATCCCCAATCAATCACTATAAATTATATACCATAACTACTCCTGAATTAACTGCTTTATAACCCATTTATCTAACTAATATATAATAATTTAAATATTTTTTGCTACATACCCTTTCCTAAAATTTATCACCCATTTCATTATATCATAACAACTTATATTCAATTTTATTTATATTACTTCATCATAATTACTTTATTATTAATTGCTTATAATTTTGTGGAAAAAAGTGGAAAGAAATGGAAAATATTGTCATTATCATATTATCTTATATATATTAATTTTATTTAAATTTTTAGATATGTTGAAAATAAATTACTTATAATTTTTTTATTTCTTGCATTTTCTTTGTCTTGGCATGATTATTGTATATGTTATATTATATAATTGTTAAACTAAAAAAAATATAAATTATGTTTATGTACATCATTGGCTATGTTATCTTTATTCTAATGCTTGGACTATCTACATTTCTATATGATGGTTCAATGAAAGACCCAACTGTTAAAGAAAATAAAAAAACTCAAAACTTTTTGGCTTATATGGGTATTCTCCTATCTGTGGCCTTCTTTATGTTCTGGGTTTTCTTTACTTCTCAAAAATCTATTACAACACATGATTTTGACCTGAATGAATGGAATTACTCTGTTGATTCTACTGTTGTTATTAGTAATCATAATAATGTTGTTGATACAACTTCTACCTATAAACTTGTCCTTACTAAAATACAAAAATAATATGAAAAATACTCCTGTTAAACTTAATGGCCAAACCTTCTGGATTTCAAGGTCACTTGCTGTTTCTTGTGTTGTCTTTGCCTATGTTGATAACCAACTCTCTGTCCTTGCCAACCAAAGAGGACCTGCTGTCTCTAAACCCTACTTGTGGAATTGCCCTTCAGGTTATCTTGACTATGATGAAACCCTACTAAATGCTGCCATTAGAGAAACCTTTGAAGAAACTGGCCTTAACCTTAATTATGCCATAATCCATCCACCCTATATCAAACTCATGGAAATTGATGATGATATAAATAGAACTTCACAAAATGTCATTGCCAGATTCTCAACACTTATCCATAACCCTGATGACTTTACCCTTACTAATGAATACTCTGAACCAAATGAAGTCCTGCAAATTAAATGGATTCCTTTAACACAACTTGATAACTATCAATGGTCATCTGATACCCATAAAGCCAAAATCCAACAATTTGCAAAACAATATATCAGAAATACTAATTAAATTGAATTAAATAAAAAATAAACTATTTAACATATAATTAAAATAAATTAATTAATATACTATAATCTATATATTCTATCTAACTAAATAAACTAAATAAAATAAAAGACATTGAATAATTAAAAAAATTTTTATTCAATGTCTTTATCTTTTTATCTAAATTGTAGATAATATTATACAATACCTACATCAAATTTAATTACTCCATTGTCACATACAATGTATCCCATCCAATTACCATCATCACTATATACTGCCCACTTTTCATCAGCATCATTGTACCTTACAATACATTTACTGTTGCCAGATTCATTAAAGTATAATGCACTGTATGTCTTTCCTGTTAATTCTAATGCACTGCAATCTAACTCTGTCTCAACCTCACCTGTCCTACTGTCTAATATAATAAAATCATATGAACCCTTGTTGTAATTGATTGCAGAATTCTCCTGTGTTAAACTTACCCATGGCTCTGTGTATCCACTGCCAATGTACTCATTGTTGAACTCAACACTTGTCTCAAAATTGTGTAAAAACTTTCCCATTACTCTATATCTTTTTTTGTTTATTGTTTATTTATTATTCCTTTATGATATAAATAGTACCTACTTCCTAAATCCACATACATCTCCTATTCTTCTATATTTCTCTGGCCATTATGCTTTTTTGATTATGTAAACCTTGAAATATATATATAAATGCTCTAATCTAATTAAACTACTTTGGCAATATATGTCTAAAAAAATAAAAAAAAATGTATAATAAGAGTTTTTTGGTAAATAATACCTTAAAAAATAGGGAAAGAACATCAATTTTAATATTGTACAATTTTTTGTAAATAATACCTTAATGTGTAGTGTTAATTTTTTGTAAATAATACCCTAAAAAACAAGAAAAGAAACTGTGTCTTGTATTAATTTTTCCAGAATTTTTTTAGAAAATTTTTGACTAGAAAAAATAGGTTATTGGTTAGAAAAAAAATAGGTTATTTGGGTTTAATTAATTGATTTTAAATAAATTTAATAAAAAAAAAAATGCTGGCAAATTATTGTCAGCATTTTGAGGATAAATTAGATATCTTTGTCTTATTCAAGACCATCATCCATAAGGAAGAAGTCATCATCATTTTCATCATCATTATCTTCTTCCACATCAGAAATATTTTGATTAGAAACATTTTCATCAGAATGGTTTTGGTTATCATCAGATGAGTCATCATCATGATTATTATTAGATTTATTATATTGGCCATAGCCATTAAGTTTATCAACATTACCAAGTGCTTGGAACAGGAAGAAGACCATAGCAAACACAAGGATAATAGATTGAATAGGGGATAAGGCCATGTGAAGTACAGCATAGCCCAGGCCAAATACAATAATGAATTCAGCAAAGATAAATAATTTAAGTAAAAAGTTTTTCATATGTTAATAGGTATTTAAGTTTTATATCAGATATAAATAGTATAGAAAAGATGAATAATAAAGAAAAAGGTACTCAAAAGAGTACCTATATAGGATAAATGCTTTATTAGCAAGCAGAAAAAATATAAAATAAATATATTTTTATATTCAATAAAAGAAATTAGATAATAAAAATAAAAGATTTAAAGTAAAATCATATAATTTGCTTACAATTTATATTTTTTCCCTTTGTGGTATAGTAACAATTTTTAAGTAAAATAAATAATTTAGTTTAAAAATATAAGTTAAGGTATAAAGGGGACAGATTGATAAGGTACTCAAAAGAGTACTTATATATAGAATTATTGAATATTAGAATTAGTTTTAATAATATTATTCAGTAGGATTATTCAATTTAGATTTAAGTTGAGATGCTTTATTAAGATACCATTTTTCTTTTTGTAGGTCTTGTTGTATAGAGTTATCAGGTTTAGTACCCATTCTCATTCTATATTTAAAGGCATTCATTTCACAGAAGTTAATAAGGTTTTGAGTTCCCCAGATTTTTTCCATCATATCAATAACTTCAATAGAATAGTTATTATAATGTGAAGGGTGATTAACAGATTCATATTTATTATTTATAGAATCATTTGCATTTTCATTTTTAAAGATAACAGATGGATTAGTATCAATCATAATTTAAAAGAATTTATTTTTAGTTATATTAAATATAGCATTATTATTAAGAAAGAGTTCATCAATATAATCATATAGTAGTTGCAGGTTAGAAGAGTAAGGGAACCAGTCAAGAAGTATTTCAGGGTTACCAAGATTAATTTGATGGGTATTATTTAAATCAGGTTGATTATTAACAAATTCAGGCACATGAATAATAAGGTCAACATTATCATCAATGAACCAAGTAACCAATTGTTGGCCACAGTAGTTAATAAAGTTAATAATTATATTAATGGTCTTCATATATCAAATATATAAAAAATAAAATAAAAAAACAATAAAAATTAATTAAAGATAGTATACAATATTTTTGTCCATATGCATGTTTAAATAAATAATATATATTATAGTACTATAGAGTCTAAAAATAAAACAGGGACCATGGGTGATAAAATTTGATTCATGAAGAGTATATTATTCATATTATATATATTATTATCTGATGACAGTAGTCATATATGCAAAAATTATACCCTACAGGCTGTTTTACCAGCCTATATTATTAAAGAATTTAATTTATCTGGAATGGATTTTAGTGATGTAGAATATTTATCACTGATTTCATTAATCAATGATAAATATTTTGATTTTGACCAAAAATCCAAAAATAAGCAAAAAATATATATAAATAAGTAAAATTTTCCTAGGAAATAGATATATAGGTAGGTTGGAGAATATACTCCAGGGTTAATTTTTAAAAAAATGCTCTCTGCTTAGAACCATTGATTTGGTCAAATATAATATCAAAAATAATATGGGCAAGAATCATGCCAAAAAAAAAATATCTAATATTGAAGAAATATTAGATAATTAACAAATATCTATAAAATATTAGATAATTAAGATAGAATAAGTATGATAGATAATATAATAAGAATAGGTCCAAATATTTGGAATTTTCTCATGATATCAAGATTAGATTTAGCATTTTGGACATTATATATAAGATTATAATCAAAGGGTATATATAATTTTTTAATTCTAATATAGAGTGCAATTATAGTAAATATAACACCTGCAATAAATAAAAATGTTTCCATATATATTAGTTTATAATAGAGATAAATAGTATAAACAAAAAAAAACTTCTCAGACTATCACAGCATGAGAAGTTCAAGATATTCAATCACTAGGATTGAAAAATAATAAAAAGAATTATGAAAAGTTTATTTTCTTTAAAAAACTATTTCTTTATTGTAACCCACATGAAATAGTAATATTGTGGACGTTTTAAGCATTTTAACTAAAAAAAAACAAAGGCTATGATTTATCATCAAGTGCACTTTTTAGATAAATCCATCACACCCACACCATTTAAAATAGCACATTATCTGGATATACTTATGGCCCTTTTAATTACTACATCTTTTCAGCAGAGTTGCACTGCACTACAAGGGAAAACAGATGACTATTCACCTTTGGTTTTTTAGTGCCCCCGACAGGATTTGAACCTGCACGGCCAGAATGGCCAAAGGATTTTAAGTCCTTTGTGTCTCAATTAGTTACAGATTTTCATCTAAAGTATTACTTCAACTAAGTGGACTTTATCTTCACTAAAAGTGCAACCCTTAAAGTCTCTACACCTTCCTTTATTAAGGCTTGGCTCGGTATTACCCAGCTATCCATATAAATGGACCTTCAGGCTTTCTTAGTCAGCTTATTCGTACAAAGTCTTATCTAACTGATACCGAATTTGAGTTGTTTTACTAACATTGTAGTAGGCAAACATTTACCAGTTCCACCACGGGGGCAATATTATCAAAGAACTATATAAACAGAAAACATTTTTTAATACTTTGGGGTTAGTATCAGACCTTTAATGGTAAAGCCATTTAGCAAATAAATCAATTTAATTTTAATATTGAAGATTGCTGTATGTTTTCTTAATTAGTTTTTACAATGTAAATATATAAATAAATATTAATAATTCAAAATTTTATTTTATTTAAGTTCAGATTTAACAATAAATCTAGAGAATGTGGACAAATTATTTCTAAAGTTAGTTACAGTATCAACACCATAGATAACATCATATTCATGCAATAGCCAATGGTTTCTAAGTGTATCAGGGAGTCTTGGTGCTTCATAATCTTTATCTAACATAGTGCCATAGGCATTTTCTGAAATAAAGGTATCACCTTCAAGTTTCTTTTGTCCTTCAACACATTTATCAAGATATTCTTTTGCTGATGTGAGGGTTTTATAATTTTTAATTGTAAATTGCCCATCAAGACTTGAAAAGAATATAAGAGTATAAATGTACATAAATAAAATTTTAAATCAACAAATTTTCTTTTTTAATAATATACAAAAATCATGCCATTATTAGTGGGGGTGACAGGATTTGAACCTGCATACACCAAGTTACTCATTTAATGTCTGGGTATAAGCCAGCTGAGGTACACCCCTATTTTAATTGTTCTCCCGGTAGGACTTGAACCTACGACCCTCTGATTATGAGTCAGATGCTTACTAACCAACTGAGCTACAGGAGAATCTTAATCTTAATATAAATATACAATAATCATGCCAAAAGGTACTCAAAAGAGTACTTATTACTCATAAATAGTAATAATTTGGTTATGTTCATCAGTAAACTTCTGGCAGACAATAAGGATGATATCAACAAGGACCCAAATACCAAATCCACCAAAGGTAATAATTTGCAGGATGCCAGTGCCAATTTTTCCATTAAAGAATCTATGGACACCAATAGTTCCAAGGAAGATACAGAGCAGGAGAGTAATAAGCCAGTCAATGTTAATTTTCTTTTCCATAATATTCATCAATTAGATTTTTCAATTTTTCATTTATTGTTTTTTCATCAGTTTCTTTTACTTCAACAGGGAAAGTAAGTTCTTTATCTGGATGGGATAAAGCATGAGATACATTCCAATTTAGTTTTTGTTGGTGATTGAAATCCCATAATACAACTTCATAATCATCATATTTATGTTCTTGAAAATGTACCAGGATTTCTCTAAGGTCTTTAATTGTCATATTAAATTTTTATTTATATAACAAATATATAAAAAATAATTTAATATATCAAGACATTAATATAATACTAAGCAAGTTCACACATAAATTGTTCCTTAAGATGAATGAATTCAGATTCATTCATATTTTCAAAAACATATGATTCAAGTTCTTCTCTAATTTTATAACCTTCATTGAAAGCATAACCATTATCCCAAAGCACATAGTACTTAATGATTTCTTCAAGATAGGTGGTTTCAATATCATCTTCATCAGTGGTTTCAAAAAACTTTTTATACCATTCATCAATATCATTGGACATAAAGGATATATAACCACTTCTACTGGAATGTTCTTCTTTAATGATATCTTTCAGTTCCTTATAATTGGAGTCCATAAAGTTTTTAATATGGTCTTTCCAATCATCAGTGAATTCAAAGAAGGCATAGATTCTATCATTATCAAAATTATAGAACCTTGGAGAAGTCATTTCATCAAAAACAATTGATTTAATGAAATGAGGCTTATACATGTCAGAAAATCCTTCAGTAAAGAGATTACAGATTTTATTCTTCCAAGCATCTTCTTCAAAGATGAAATCATCCATGTTGAATTCTTTATTATAAGTATCCTTATAATATTCAATCTCATATTTAAGGCTATTATATTCATTGTCTACAGGGTCAAAAATGGACCCATAGAAACCAGGGAAGAAAACAATTTCAAGAGACTTATTCATAATAATTTATTTCCAGCAAACAAAACCACAGAGATAATGACAATCCTTAGTATACAGAGCATAATCAATTCTATAACCATTGTCTCTATATTCTTTCAGAAGATAATGATAAGAATATTCATCAATTTGAGACTCATATGGACTATCATGTTTTTCATCAATGACAATAATCATATTATCATCACCACAGAATTCAGAAGTAGTTTCATAAATAAGGTCATCAAGATTAAGGGCATTTACATGATAATCAAGATACCAGTGAACAGTAGTATCAGAAGTAATTGGAATTGTTTTAAACTTAAGCATATATTCTTTTTTTATTTTCTATTTAGATATATTGCATAAATCATGCCAAAGATTACTTATAATGAATGGTCTTAGTAGTTTTATTGATATAAAACCTCATGAGTTCATGACCATTGGAACCACCATCATTATGCTCATAATAAACATTGACATAGAAGTCATAACAATTATCTTCATCAAAATACCAGGTTTGTGCTTTAAGTTCAGCAGATTTGAAAAGATATCTAAGGATTTTATTACCTCTCATTTTCTTATTAACATCAGAATTATCTTCATTAATAAGAGTAAAATAATATTCACCACTTCTATTAACAGAATAGATTGCTTTCATTTTGGTGGTAACACCAAGTTTATTGAAGAAGATTTTATCAACAATAGGGACAATATTGGTGTTGAGGTCATTGAGAATGCTGATAGCAGTTTCCTTATCCATAATTCTTTTTATTTAATTGTTTATATATTATTAAATAGGCAAGTATCATGCCAAAGAATTAATCTTCATCAAGTATTTCAGATAAGATTTCATCCCAATCCTCAGTAATCAAATCAGTGCCACTAGGAATATTATCCTCAGTAAATTCCCTATCTTCAAATTTTTCATTGATATAATTAAGGAATTCATCTTGCAGTTCTTCACTATAATTTTCAGAGAGTTCATCACAACCAACATCCATGATATAGTCAGCAAGGATATCAAAGTCAATATGATTGTCTGCATCATATTCATCAAAGGATTCAAGATTACCATAACCATTGAGAACAAAGTAATCATGATTATATCTATAATCACCATAGAAAGCAGCCCTCAGTGCTTCATCTGGCTTAGTGAAAATTTCATTGATATTATAATCATCATTTTCATATATATAATCATCCATATTCTCATCAGAACAATAGGTATTCCAAATCCCAATAAGAACATCAGTATCAATTTCTTTAAGAAGAGAAATAATAATTGTTTTCTTATCCATAATTGTTAATTTTTTAATTGTTAAATAAAAGGGTTGCCAAAGCTAGTCTACTCAGAGAATCATTATTGGTTTTACTCAACCCTTTTTAATTTTAATCAATAATTGTACCAAAAAGTACTCAAAAGAGTACTTATTAGATATTTTTTACCAAAGATAATTATTAATAATTACTGGCCAATATTTTCATAATAAATATCCATTGCATTTGCTTTGATATAATCCATTACATCACCATCATTTTCATCTTCCCAGTACATCACACAATCATTTTCATCTTCCCAGTACATCACACAATCATAATCATCATCATTGAGAAGTCTAATTTCAAAGGAGTTGGTTCCATCATGATGATAAGCCTTGACTTCAATAACATTATCATTGACATAAACATAAAGGTCATCAGCCTTAGATGCACATTTGTTCATTGCATCATAGATGGAAGTGAAAAGGGTAGGTGGAACATCATAGTTACCACTCCACAGACCAAGGGTCCCTGTTACAACACATTTGGAATTGTACTTGGAATTTTTAAGCCACTTAAGATTATCCCAAAAATTTTCAATTTCATCATTAATAGAATTATTATAATAATCCCAAAAGGTTACTTTACCACCAAGGTAGAGACCTTCCATATCAGTACCTTCACCTACAATTTGATAACCATTATCTTCACAATACTCCTTGAAATCATCAAGATAATATTCAAGGTCAGTATTATTGGTATTAAGCATGATGTAGTTTTTGACAATATTATTCATAATTCTTTTTTTTTAATTGTTAACAATATAGATATATGCAGAAAGTATGCCAAAGAAGAATATTAGCAATAATCTTTTGAAATAATATTCTTAATGAAATCTCTCATTTCATTAACAATATAGTTACCACATTCAACAATATGCCCAACTTTGAAAGAAATATCACAATCATATCTTGATTTATATACTTTTCTCATAACCTCCCAACTTGGGGTATCAAAGAAAACCTCATTATTAATAAGGACAAAAATATCATCAGAATTAGCAGCCTCAAACACTGCAAAATTCAGTTGTGCATCATCAAATCTGAGGGAAAAAATATAGCCATTTTCCCTACAATTTTCATATCTATAAAGGAAGATTTCAGCATCATAGGCTTTCCTTTCATCATCCCAAGAAGGGTCAACTGCCCATTCATAATTTGCTTTCATATAAGCAAGGACTGCCTGTGCCTGCCAATTAGCACCATCTTCCATATAACTTCTAAGATTAATCATAATGCTTTTTTTTAATTTATACAATATAGATATGAACAATAACTATGCCAGAAAATTAATATTCAAGGTCTTTATTGAAAATATCCCAATAATATTTTCCATTAATATAGGCAAAACCATTATTAAATTCTCCACTTTCACTAAATTCATGGTCATAAGAATCAGTGGCCATAGGGTCATCAATATCTTCTTGTTCACAATATTGAAGATACATTTCTTTCATTTTCTTAATAGCAAGTTCAATACTATCAAACATGAAAACATCAGAAACATTATAACCCATTTTAACAAGGTCAACAAAAGTAAGAATATAAAACCTTTTCATAATACTTTTTTATTTTAATTATCTATTGTAATAAGAGCAAGAATCATACCAAAAATGAAAATCTGGAAAATTATTCCACATTCCCACCATATTCCCAAAGGTCACACATTTGTTTTTGTGTGAAATGAATCTCATTGTTTCTTGCCATTTCCCTAATTGCATAACCAAGAGCATCAAGACCATATCTTGTTGCATATTCATTAAGGTCATCAAGCACATTAATAGAATTCTGTCTTGCCATAATTATTTTACCTCCACTTGATTAATTTTAATTGTAAAATGGTATTCATTATATCTGCCATCAATATAAGCATCATAAAACCTACTGCCCTTATCAATCACCCAAGAATCACCATCAATTTCACTTTCTATATCAGTATCTTTTTCAAAATTGTTGCTAATAGAATTCATTTCAGCAACTGCATCTTCAAATTTATAAAAAGCCTTTGGCTTATGAGAAAAATCTTCAAAGTCAAAAACTTCAGAAATTGTAAGAACATAAATTTCCATAATACTTTTATTTTAATTATACAATATAGATATGAACAATAACTATGCCAAAACCTGCACAAGAATATTAAAAATTACATCACTATCCTTAATATCACTCAAAGAAATAAAGTCTTGTTTGTTATCATCTTCATCAGAAATGAGTAAAGATAAAAGACCATCAGCACCAACAGACCCATTAAGAATATCTGTCATTCCATTAATATTAATGACATTATTAAGACCATTGAAAAAGAAGATATGACACACTCCATCATTTTCACCCTTAATTTTAATTTGGTTAATAATGATATCCTCAATGGCAGAAAGACAATGGTTAATAATAAAATCAAATTCAGACATTACAATAATTTGATTTTTACTATCCTTAAGATAGTTCAATTCAGCATTGACATCTTCCATTGAACCAAAGATAACTGGGAATTTATTTCCCCACATAAGGACTTGCCCACCCTCAACAATCACATAATTGAATTTTGCAGATTCAAGATATTCCTTTATGTTCTCCCCCATATCAATGGCATTAACAAGGAAGTAATTTTTTTTGTGCTTAATCATAATTCTTTTTATTAAATGTTCAATACTAATATATTCAAGAAGTATGCCAAAAGGTACTCAAAAGAGTACCTTTATGCTATTAATCATCAATTTTTTCAAGATATTCAAGAACACCAATCATATCATTAATATCAAGTTCATTGATTGGGTCATAACCATAGAAAACACATCTTACACCATTATTATCTGTACCCAAAGAAATTTCAGTACCATCAGTATCAGTAATATTCTTGTGTTTCATCAGAATTTTTGCTATGGACAACTCTGTATCATAGTACAGAGTTCCAAGCCTATCCAACAACTCCTTTGCCTTCATATTATGCTTCCTCCACAACAAAGGTCCAATTACTGACACCACTCTCTTTCAGAATACTCTCAACCTTCTTCTTGATTTCATCCCTATCAACAGAGGACTTAAACATGGTGGTCACACAATAGGCTTTCTTTGGATTGATAGCATTTTTAACCTTATCCATGTAAAACCACTTGTCATATAGTTCCTCATAACCATTTTCAATGAGTTCCTTGAAATGCTCCACATCATAGACATCATTAATGATATCCACCATCCTATCAAAACTAAGAAGATGAGGCTCCTTGAAATTATTGCCATCAAGCCAAAATCTACTCTTATTATAATATTCAACTGCTTTGGTAGCACCATACTTTTCAATGAAATACATCAAATCATCATTATGGTCAAGGTTATAGACAGCTTCCTCAGAGAGAGCACACCTCCAATCCTCCCAATCATTAATAACAAATGCAAGTGCCTTAAGGTCAGAAGTCCTCATGAAATTGGTAGCAACAAAAGTACTCATATTCAATTATTTTTTTTATTAATATTCAATATAATATATAACAGAAATCATGCCAAAGTTTACTTGTTATTGGAAACAAGGGAATAAATTGTGGCAACATCATCCACATCCCAATCTGACATTTTTTCAACATTGTCAGTTTCAGTATGATATGCATCAGTGACATTGATATAAAGGACATTGCCCTTTACAAACACCTTATGGATATTGGTAGGAATCTGCATACCATCATACCAAGTTACAATATTAAGACCATTGGAAAAGAAATAGGTCTTATTATCATTGTTTTTAACAAGTTTCTTAATTTCAGAAATATACTGATTCTTATTCATAATAAATAAATTTATAAGTTATACATTATAGATATGAGCAAGAAATGTGCCAAAAGGGATTAAACAATCCCAATATTTGCACAAAGTTCAGAAAAATGGCCCCTATCTCCATCAGCAACATTTGCCTTGGAAAGTGCTGCCTTGAAATCATCCACATTATGGGATACCTTATTATAATACTTATTGACAAGTCTCCAAACAACATCACTTGGCTTACCCTTGATATTCATATGCTTATTATAAGCATTTGCCATTGCAAGACAAGTGGATGCCTTATCAGCATTGAAGAACTTATAACCCTTTTTATATTCATCCATTTTGAAAGACCCACTGCCAACACCTACTGCAAGAATTGCATAGAAAGGCATCATAGGATTAGCATCAGCAAATGCCACAACACTTTCACAGACTCCCTTATGAACAAGAGCCTTTTTCTTCTCATTCTTATACTGAACAAGATTCAGTTTACCATTGATGGGATTCATAGCAGTGGTCCTAATCAGATTCTCAACATTACCTTTCATAATTCTTAATTTTTTTTTTTATTGTTTAACTTAATTTATTCTTTATATACTAATTCAATTTTTATGCCAAAGGAGCAAAATTTGCCTTAAAATATTCCAAAAGTTTATAAGAAATTAGTTTTCTTGCATAGGAATTAAAACCATACTTGTAGCCAAAATCTGTTTTTGCCTTATCATAAACAAGAAAGTAAACATTATCATCAATGACATCCAAAGTTGCCTCTGCAAATTCACCAAAAAAATCCTCTTTCACATAATTATTTTTAATAAAATAATCATTAAGTGTTTCCACAAGATATGTCCAATCATAATCATCAATGAATTCATTGAAATTGTGACCATTGTGGGTAAGTGTAGGATTATATTTCATATATCAAATTTTTAACATTTAAACATATGACAAGATTCATGCCAAAGTTTAAAAATATCTCTGATAGAGTTTATTTTCCTTGATAAATTTGTTTTCAATCAGACAATCATCATCTTGAATCCACATAGGGTCAGCAAATTCATTGCCATCAAAAACAACCTTGATTTTTGCAACAATATCACCAAACACTCTATGCATCTGTTTCTCAGATTCATCCTTTGGATTCTTAATACATTGCACACCTTGACTTCTAATCCAATATTCCCTTTCAAAAGGAATTCCCTTATCATATTCAAGAGCAAGATATGCAAAATCAATCAAAAGGTCAGACCCAAGATAAGATTGCATACTAAGATTTACACCCTTTGAATAACCTTTTTCTTTTTCAACCTTTTCCCTATATCTATCCCAAGCAAGATTATGTTCAGCAACAAAGGAATCAACCATTTCCCTTAAAGTATAAAGCATCTTTCCAATTTTCATATAAATCAAGATTTAAAAAATGTTCAATACTTATATGACAAATAATATGCCAAAAATATTATTCAATTTCAAAACCATAAAGATTTTCTTCAAGATAAGGTGAATAATAAGGGTAATTACCACTGGTATTATTATGTTCATAACAGACCATCTCACCAAGTCTGTTATCTTTAATTCCCCAAGCAACTTGATAAAGTGAATCTAAATCATCAGTTTCCCAAACAATGTCATCTTCTGTGATTTCACAATCAAACATTTTCCTATTTTCTTCCTCACACCAACCATTCATGTCAAGGACTGCCTTATTATCAGTAAGTTCAGTAATTACACCAAAGTAATTCTTATTAAGGTCAAATACAACCTCACCAATAAACAAAGGATGATTTCTTTTCATATTCTTTTTTATTTAATATGATATTTTGCAAAGATTATGCCAAAAATATTATTCTTTAATTCTTAAGATATAAGTATAATCTTCTTTATAAACCATATTCAAAATGGACTTATCATTTCTTGCCATTTGATTCAGAGTTTTATCATCAGTAACATTGATTTTCTGAATATCAAATTTCTTGGTGAAAATAGAATTGTCCTCATTCATGCAAGCAAGACCAAACTTTTTAAGTTCATCCATATTATTAATAATACAGATTTTGCTATCAACATAGAACATATTAGTAACTACTCCATACATAGGAAAAGTATTTTCATTCCTATATATAATAGAATAGTTATAAATATACTTCTTCTTTTTCTTATTATAGAATTGCAGGTCATAGCCATAGATAATATTATCATAGTTATGATAACTTGAATAAGTAAGGCAACCCACTGCATTAAAAAGTTCTTCTCTTGTCATAATTATATTATTTTATAGTTAGAATACTATCAATAATGATGCCAAACTATTTATACATTCCTTTAATTATACCTCCATTTTTTTAAGCCTTTTCCATAAAAAGCAATATATTGCTTTATTGTATCTTGTATACAATCTTTTAGAGAATCATACCCAAAATAAGTTCCTTCTGGGTAACCTTTGAATTTTGAATATTCCCAATTTTTTGGATTGTGGTATGCTCTAATTATTTTTTGTTTCAAGATTGCTAATTTTGTCATTGCTATTTAATTTATCTATTATATATCAAAAATTACACCAAGATATCATTCTCAAAGAAAATTTCTTCAAGTTCATCATCAGTCATTTCTTCAAGTTCATTTGGCAACTTCCATTTTACAGAGCCAATATAATGGTCATTCTGATATACATCAGTTCCCTCAACATCACATTCAAGAGTTCTCCTATCAAGACCTGCATTGAAAAAATACTTAAAAGAAAGTTCACTTCTATTCATATTCATAAAATTTAATACATTAATAGTAGATACAATAGTTATGCCAAAATGTTATTAAGGATATAATTATATAGATAATTAGATACCTCAGCACTATTGAATTTACAATCCCCAATATGGATACACATATCATCAAGATAGTCACCAAAGTCAATTACTTCAACATTAGTAACCACATCCTTATAAATGATAATTCTCTTATCATCATAGATTCTACAATAGAAACCACCATTATTTGGCTCACAATCATCAATGATGTCAATGTAGAAATGCTGATTGTTAATCAGTAAAAGAAGATTAGTAATATCCATATTCACTTTAGTTTTAATTGTTCATTCTAATATATAACAAAAGCCATACCAAAATGAATTGATATGGCTTTCTTTTTTTACTTTTTTGTTTTTTTTTTACTCTACAACAACTGTTTCAGTAGCAGTAGAATCTACAACTGCAAGGCTATCAGCAACTTCCTCAACTTCCTCAGTAGCAACCTCAGACTGAGTAGTCCTATTGCCACAAGAAGAAAGAACAACAAGCATTGCAATCATAAGAATAGATACAATCTTCTTCATAATTTAATTTTTTTAATAATATTATTTAATAGTTTTACAAATATACAAATTAGTTTTGAAAAAATCAAGGTTTAATTTTCTTAAACATATAATTCCAAATTTTTTCAATATCAACTAAGTCAAGATTACAAAGTCTTTCATATCCACTTTCAAACTCAACCCAAATAATAAAATATTCAGATTGATTATTTTTACCATCAAAGTCAAATTGATTAAACCTATTTTCAGTGAAAACATCTGCAACTATCTTAAGGATGTTTCCATCATTAGGTCTGCTATCAACAGATAGATTATCTGTAATTGTGAAATATTTAGTATTTTCATTTTGCCCACCATATTTGGTGAGCAAATCAATAATACCTTTAATAGCACTATATTTTTTCATACTTTAGTCAGTATCAATAATATCAATATCATCAATATAAGCAATGACATCACCATCATCATCAGTGATATTAATACCAAAGCAAGCAAGGGTTTCTTTACCATCCACCATACATTCACCACTTGTTCTCACATTGCCATCATCATCATAAGTTCCAAAGACTTCCACCCTATAATAATCACCTTTAACATTGATATCAAAGTAATAATACCAAGTATCTTCATCAATATCAAGTTGGTGCAGGGTAATGGTATGCTCAAAGTCCTTACCAAGATAACTAAAGGAGATAGTAAACCAATTATTAAATTCTTTCATATTTTATTTTAATTATTCAATATGATATTAATCAATTATTGTGCCACATTTTCAGAATTGAACAACTTTTGATAAATCATATCACCAAGTTTCTGAACAACCTCAGTTCTAAAAACTGGATTATTTAACTGCTCTTCAAAATTTCTAATATCATTGATTTCAAAACCATCAAGAATATTGCTATCCCAAATAAGTCTATGGATAAACTCATTATATTTCTTATTAAAGTTATCCCTTTCAGATGAAAGAATAAAATAGATATTGCCCATAATTAAAGATTTTTGCTAATTTTCTTGATAAAAATTTCCTTACTTACTTCTTCAATATCATCCATATCCAAGATATTGTAACAAATAAAGAATCTATCTTCACCTTGTAGATTCTGAATCCAATATCTGACATCAGAATTGTTCAACTCATTTGCTTCATTTGCTTTTTCAGCAAGTTCAATAATTTCTTCAATAGTCATAATGATAATATTTGTTACAATAACATTAGCAATTTTAATGCCAAAATCTTAAAGCAACTCCATAAAATTTAGAATAATATTATCTTTCATGGTATCTGTAATGTTTGCTTTCAAATGCTTTGCAATATCATTGAAAGTGTCTTTTGCAATCTCATACTTTTCCTCTTGACTAAGATTGTAAAAATTGTGGGCAAAAATATGTTTCTTACTGAAATCATTAAACAAAGTAAGAAACATCTGTTTCATAAACTTCTGATTCATTTTTTTAAAAATTAAAAAATTTACTATCAACTACTTCAACTTCACCATTCTTAATTGCCTTAAGCATACTATCCTTATTATAGATATAACCATACTTGGTAAAATCATTTAGGAAAATATAGAAATGCTTTCTTGTAGTATTACTATAATCCCAAGATTTGGTAACAAACAACTTCTTGCTCTTAACATCATACTTTGCAATCAGAGTTTCATAAGACTGAAAATAAATGTTATTATCATTGTCATAAATAACAAACTGATTGGATGCAGGATTACCATTGTTGTTAATAAGTTGTGTAACTTTCATAATTAAATTAATTAAAATTGTTCTTCTATACTATATTCAAAAATTATACCATTCTACTTTTTAAAAGCAAGATTCTGCAAAATATTTGCAACACCTGCAAGATTCAGCACATCTACATCATCCCAATTACATTCATCATCATCTTCCATTACAAACCATAGATTGTCACTGCCATCAACAACAATCTCTTTGATTTGCCTTTCCTCAGAGGTTACTTCATAAACATCAAGATATGAGTTATCTACTTCAATACTGAAACTTATACCTTCACATTCAAGACAATAGTTTTCACCATCATCAAAATTTGGTGCAAACTCATTCTTGTCCAAGTAAAGTTTCTTTACAAGATTAACAATGTAACCCTTAATCCTTTTCTGAGCATCATTCAGAATCTTGTTAGCAAAATATTCAGTAACCATAATCATAATGTTTCTTGTTTTTTATAAAATAACATTTTAATATATGCATAAACTATACCAAACTATACATATAATTCAATAAGTTCACAAATATTCAGCAAGGTCTGAACATAATAGTGACCACCACCACAAAGGTCAAACCACTCATAATCATCCAAATCTTCATCAGATACTTCCTCACAAGCATCATAGTCAGCACAATACATAATTCTATCACCTACAACCTTGACTGCAAGAACATTCCACTCTGCAACCTCACCACCACTGACATACTCAATGGACTTGATATTGCAGGGATACTTAGGATACTTATCAGCACTTGTGTTGATAAAACCACCATGTTCCTTAATGAATTCCCTAAGGGAAACATAAAGTTCATCAATAGTCTTGTTTACATTAACAAGAACATTCTTGTAGTTTGCCATTTTCTCCATAATTAATATACTTTAGAAATATAGTCCTTAAACTCATTGACATTCATATCAACATACTTCTTCTTTACTTCAACTTTAGTGCCATAATACATATTATCATTATTGGATGAAAAACCAAGTTGGTGGTTATCAGCAACCTTATCCCAACTGCCATTTTCATTCATAACACTAAGGCAACACTTATTATTGAAACCAAGACAATCTCCATTACTGCCCTCAACATAGATAAGGAATTTCTTACCATTATGTTCTACAATCTCATAATGAGTTGTTTTATATCTACCATTTTCAGCAGGAATTCTCTCTTTCAAATAAATTGTTTCCATATTCTTTATTAAATGTTCAATTATACAATATGCAGAAATAATGCCAAACTAATATTCAATACCAAAAAGGTCAAGAATTTTCTTTATTTCATCATTGGAGAAATACTTAAGGTTGTCAGTTTCAGCACCATCAGGGTATTCTTCACTATAAGTTCTCAGAAAAACCTCATTTGGTGAATTATCAAACATTTCAAGACCCACTGCCTCACACTCAATCTTGTTGCCAAAATAGTCAAGTGTAATATAGTCAGTATTGCCAATTATATCTTCAAGATAAACACTATCCCTACCATTCATAAAATTAATGGCCTTGTTAATCAGATACTTCTTTTCCTCAATGTAATTCATAATTCTTTTTTTTTAATGTTCAATTATATGATATGCAGAAATGATGCCAAACTTTTTATATTACATCATCAATAGGATAATCTTTTAGAGATTGTGCAATATTAAATGTTGTCTGTATAAATTCAATATCAATGGAAGTGTTAAGATAATAATATTCATCACTATCAATGAATTTAATTTTAACATTATTATTTTCATCAACACAAACCTTATGAAGTTGTTTTTCAACAATCTTATCATCAATCAAGATATATCCATATACATTATCTCTATTATATGATAGGTCAATAGTCTTACCTTCTATATTGTTCAATACACAAGTAAGATAAGAAATTGTGCCATATACAGCTTCTGTGATTTGATACACTGCATCAAAAAAACTTGTAACCATCTTTTACTTATTTAATAAGGTACTCAAATGAGTACCATTGTTAATAAATTTCTAAAATAAAAATTAACAAATTGACAAAGATTATTTGCTTTACTGATTCTCCATTTCAAATCAAACCACACTATGAAAGATTATTTACTTGGAATTACAAGAATAATCAATAACATATAGACCCTAATTCCTGCTATGATGTTACCCATAGGATTTATTGTGTATCTGCATACATCTGTCCACATGGATTATGGTTACTTACCTTTGCCAAAATGTCAATTACAACTATCCACCTACAAGTCAGTTGCCAACTTGACCTCAAAATGAGGGTTTAAGCCATCAAATTAAATAAAATAAATAATATAATTTAATGTTTCCAAGTCATTAACCATTCTGCTTAAGGAGACCACCCTTTTAGCATTATAAGGTTTTTTGATTTTCATTAAAATAGTTGTGCTATTCCTCCACTCCTTCAAGTTATGCCATTGTGGTTGCGACCCACCTTTATCTTTACCTCTGCATATGCTTCATTGGAAAAGCACACTATTTCAATTTTTGCCCTTATTGGTTTTTGTGTTTCCCTTTGGGAAACTTTGCAACTTTTGTAACCTTTGGTTATTGTTTATCCTATTATGTTGCTAAATTTATTGGGATTTTAGGATTGTGTTATTTTAACTAATATCTATCTTAAAACTTTATTAAGGCTGACCTCTAATCATTTTAATTGGGTTTTACTTGTTTTACTAAATACTATCTAAAATTGTGCCAAACTTTAAGTCTTATCTCTAATCCTATTCATACTTAAAAAATCCCAAATTAAATTTACACTAATATCAAAGTTCAATAATAATAAATCTAATTTTAAGGCTTATCTCTAATCATACTAATAGGTTTCAAATTAAATTTAACATCAACACCTAAATACTATCTAAAATTGTGCCAAACTTTAAGTCTTATCTTTAATTCTCATAAAAATGTTTCAACTAATTTATTTACACATTTTAACAATCAATATCCATGCCAAAGTTTTAAGGCTGACCTCTAATTATATTGCACATTTTATGCCAAAGTTTATTTATATGGAAATTTTATCAACTAATTTTTGTGCAAGATTTTCATCATCAAAAATCATTTCTTTGGGGACATCCCACAAATCAGATGTATAATAATCATCTTCACAAAATTTCTCTGCATTTTTCCCCACTGGAATAAGATGTACTTTGTATGTAATATCAAATTCCATAGGTGTTCCCTCAACATCATATTTAACATAGGGAGTTACTTTGAAAACACCATAACTTACTTTGTTAATCAAACTACCAACTTCCCTTGCCTTTTTGACAATAAACTGATTGTATTTGAATTTGACTTGCATACTTGTTTATTTTTTACACTTACAATATAGAACAATATTTGTGCCAAACTTTATTCTTTCTTCTTTGAATTGAAAGATTTATATGAACTATGCCACTTAAAATTTTCACAAACAAAGGTTGTTACTTGACCTTTCCTCTCTGTATTTTTACAGAATTGATTGTTCTTACAAGCAAGACAACATTTCTTAAGATTATCCATATCCTTTATTATACACTATACATATATGCAATAATCTTGCCAATCTCTATTCTTCTTCAAAATTTTCACCAACACCAAGCACCTTTCCATTATATTGGTCATCAGCAATCTCAAAAATTTCCTCAACAACACCAATAACATCAATCAATGCTCCTGCATCAAAATTCCATTGGTCAAAATTGAGTGTGTCCCAATCATCATAATCTTCATCCACCACATCAACAACCCAATCACCATTCTTGTCCTTATGAATGAGTTTGAGAGTTACATTGACACCATAACCATTTTTGTCAGTCTGTGAAAATGATGGACAAATGTCAAGCATATCAGCATCAATATATGCCATAACATTGATTGTTTCAACACCTCTGTTATTAAGCATATTGTTCAGTGTACTATGTGCTTTCTCCCACAAATTATGGAATTCAACACAGAGAGCATCATAACTAATAGCATTATTCATAATTCTTCTTTTTTATTTATTACACTTACAATACAATCAATAATTATGCCAAATGATAATATTTACAGAAATATTCATTATTATTATTCCAACCAATACTATTTAGCAGAATCATAGCAAGTTCATTACTCTTTGCTTTATTGAAATTTGAAAGTACACAATCTGATTTCATAGTATGAATTGAACAAGTTGGAATTGGAGTTTCAGTATCATCAACCCAAACAACAATATCATAATTTCCATATTCCCAATGATAGATATATTGTTTGTTGGATTTATAATAATATACATACTTAAACTTGAACTTCTTGGAATTATCAATGAACATATCCCAAAGATGACAAGAATAAAGTTTTTTAATTTCCTTGTTTTCTATAATTGTACCAATCACTGCATAAATCAAGAAAAGAACAAGAAGAAGCACAAGACAAGAAAAAACAAATTTGGTAATCATAATACTATATTTTTATTAGATTATATAACAAAAACTATACCAAACCAAGACTATGCTTGGTAAAAAACCAAACATTTCCAGTAGGACTGCCAATAGTAAAAACAACCATTTCAAAATTATAGGTTTTAATAAGTTTCTTGGCAATCATTGACATACTTGCCTTATGCATACCATAATCAATAATATTGATTTTATTGTCAGTTAATTCATAAATGACAAATGCATTTTTCCAACTCTTATAATTCTTGTTGAGGAAATTTCTGATTTCTTGCTTGTCCATATTCTATTAATTTTATAATTACACCTATATTACTATCAATTATAATGCCAAAAAATCTATTTGATTGAAAGACTTTCATTCTCTTTCAAATCATCAACATTATTTGTAGAACTTAATCTTCCACAAATAATACACCAAGATACACCATATCTGTTCATTCTTATTCTATGTTTGCCTTTATCACAATTTAATGCAAGCATCCTTAACCATTGCTCTTTTGTTATCTCTCTCATATTACATTTTATTACATTATACCTATATGCAATAACCATACCACAATAATATAAAAAACAAGGATATTTTGCAATACCCTTATTTTATAGAAAAAATTATAACAATAAGTTAAATAAATCTAACTCTCAATGCAACAATTTCATCTTTTGAATTATATCCTGCATAAAGGGTATAACAACCATCACCATAACCACTTTCACTTACAACACCCTTATCATCCACACAACCACAAAACTCCCCATTCAAGGTTATATTACATACCTTGTCATACCATTCTTTATCTTTATCATTTTCAACAATGAAATGCCCATTGTGGAATTCCTCATAATATTCCTTTTCAAAGAAACCACACTGACCACTATCAACACCAATATTATCTGAAAGAATATATTTCCCAAGATTCTTTGGATTATCAGTGTGACTGATAGAAATTTCAGAAATCCTCTTTCCCCAATCTCCCTCATCACTGATAACTGCCCTACAAATATATTTTCCTGCTTTGACATTTACAAGTTTCTGACACCAAATATCTGTGGGATAACAAGGGTCAGTAGCATAAACCTTACCACTCTCAATGTTAATAGTACCAAGTTCAAGGGTCTTAATATTCTTATTCATTTCAAATAATATTAAAGTTATCTATATAATGTATTAACAAGAATAATGCCAAAGATTATTCATCATCATTTTGGCTTATCATTTTTTTATGATATTCACAATCTTCCCTTGTAATAGAATAAGTCAATTGACCACCCCATTCCAAATCCTTATCATTCCAATAATTACAATAAAGAATATTTGGATTCTCCTGCATCAACTTTTCAGCAACATTATGTTGTTCTCCCTGCTTGCAAAGGACTTCATATTTTCTAATATCAGCCTTTACATCAGTCAGCATCTGCTTTGTAATTCCTCTTACCTTTGCCATAATTATTATATTTAATACATTATTATAATATGCAATAAATATACCAAAAGTTTAATCTACATAAACTTTTCCAACTTCATAATCAGTGACATAGAAATGATATTCTTCTTCATCAATCTCTACATCAGCATAAATATCATTATTGGATACCATCTTATATTTAATACCATCCTTTTTTGCATCTTCAATCATCTGATTAATCAGATTATCTTTTGCTTTTGCTGCATCCTCCTTTGTGGCAAAAACACCATAGATGTTAAGACCACTATATGCCTCAGTGTTATAATTATGCACATTCTCCCAAGTAACAATGTAAACCTTGTTCATAATTCTATTTTTTGATAGTTATCTGTTTATTGTATAATCAAGAATAATGCCAAAAGTAATTGAACTTAATCAATTACTGAATAATAATAAGACATTGCATCCTTATCATCAGCAAATTTCTTTTTAATGAAAGCAGTACATTTCTCCCAAAGTTTATAATAAATGCCTTCAAAATAATCTGCTATTGTATCACTGCAACCAAGATAACCACTATCTACTCTATTATAAAATGCCCAAATCTTATGATTCAATACCATTGAAACCTCAGTCATTGCATCAATGCAATCCCCCCAAGATTCAATAACTCTATTATATGTATCTTCTACTGCCTTTGCATCCCTCTTGTAAATCTCACAATATTCTGCAATGGAAAAATCACTATAAAATGTATATTTGGGTTTCCAATCTGTCATATCACCAAGATTCAATTCCCAATTCTTCTCACAGACTGCTGCATAATTAAAAACATTCATCATACCAAAATCTTAAATGTTAATACTCACCTACACTAAATGCAAAATCCATACCATAACTTAATATGATATGAAATTGCAATTAAATAAATAACTAAACAATCTTCCAAGACTTGCAAACTCTTTAGGCTTGTTCCAAGTTTTATCTATCTTATTATAGGTGCTTAATGTAAAGCCATTCTCCACCTTGCCAATCTGATATTCTTTAAGGGAAAATTCAAAACTTGTCTTTTCACCAACCTTCCAAAGATGTTCCTCAAATAGCATCCTTAATGCAAGGGATTTCAATTCTTCAATATTCATATTCTAATTATAAGTTTTAAAATCAGCAACCAAATTATTATAAATAAGATTCAAGGTCTTATAAGACATATCCTTTGCTTTAAGATAATTCAACTTAAATGCAGAATAGCCAACACATTCAATCTCAACCACATTATCCTCATTGATATAAATTGACATTAAATCATATTTTGAACTATCATAATGAAAAACAAAAGACTTATATGCAAAAGAATAATACATATCCCCAATATTGCTACTGAGAAAATCCTTAATCTTGTTCAGAATATCAATCTTATTCATATAATAATATATTTAATTACAATTATATTATATACAATAATAATGCCAAAATAAAAAAAAATAGAAATATATTAAAAAATAATACATTTCTATTGCAACAACCTACCTTGTTGCGGGCCCATTATCTTCTACCCTCAAATGGTTCCGGGTGGGTGTGGCCAACACCTCTATCCTTTTTTTATGCAATTCTAATTACATAACAACCTTTATAATCTGTCAAAGCAACTCCATCAACATCAAGATTATTCAATTCATTGACATCTTCTGAGGTATTCATTCCCAATTCAGCCATTTCAGCAAGATTGCCAATATGAA